TTTCCTGATGAACAGTTAGTTTTGGTTCATAGTCAAGAGTCTGTTTAAGTTTACAAACTATATACTCTCCTTTACCTTCATTGACATTCATTACCGTACCATTAGCTTGTTTAATGGCTGAAGGAGCGCAAGTTTTATCAGTTCCTCCTTTTGCAATGCACCTTTTCAAAACAGAATTAGCAATTCGTACCCATTGTTTCTTCTGTTTATCTGTTAATCCTTTTTTGTGGGAATCTACATCTCCTACTGACCATGGCATTTTAATTTCCTCCTATTCTTTAGTTAATAATACTTCTGAAGTTCAGCTATCCAAGGGAGTGCAATACACCTACACATAGGATGTAAAGGAATCATTGGTTCTATTTCATCCAATGTAAATATCTTTCCTTCCAGTGCTTCACATTTTGGACAAACCCGATCATCACCAGCTGTCATCCACTCTCCTTTTACAATTACTCCTTCAACTGCCCAATTTCTGTATTCTTGAATTGTAGCGATGTGATGTGCCCGAATTACTTCTGTCCGTGCTAACATCTCTGCTCTCCTTTGCGCCGGGATAAATCTTCCTAATGTATCGGTAAGTCCTAACTTATCCACTCCCGCACCGTTAATAGTACTAATCAATTTTCGAGCTAATAATCTCGGTCCATCCCCATCTATTAATCCCTGTGATAAAATCTTACTAATTTGCAAACCCATTGCAGATGTTATATTCTTCAACTCAGTATAAACTCTGGTAAAAAGTAATCCAATCCTATCCATGTGAAATGGAGTTCCGAGTAGAATATTTATATCATCTATTGGCGGAACATTAATGCCAGCTTTTTTTAATTCATATCTGGCTCTGATTACTCCCCTCTTATAAGAATCAAAAACATACATATTTGTCCAGGCGGCTTCTATTGCTGTTCCTACCTGCTGAAACTGCCCTACCTTCAATAACCCCTTATCCACTTGCTCTTGCAACCACTTCATAAAGGCTGCTACCTTCTCTGGATCCCTTAGAAATGCAAATTCTCTGAATCCGGGTGGTATTGCTTGTAAAACATCCAAGTTATCTTTCTTTAAGCCAAAGCAATCCTGATCATCCACTCCTATCCTAATCGTTGATGTAATCTCAAGGAATCGCTTATTCATATCCCTTGCAAAAGCATTTCTCAACGCAGTCGTTCTGGTTGGATCATATAACTTACTTACAGTATATATATCTAAAACTTCCATTTATTTCTTCTTAATACCTAAACAACTTCCATCTGCATCCAAGTGAACATCCATAGAAAGACATCTATTATCTGTATTGTGAATACAATCTATATTATCACAAGTCAAAGTAACTTTACCAAGTTCACATTTTCCTTCTTTCAACCAATGAAGACATTTGGTAGCCATGCAACGATATCTACCATCCACCTTCTTCCATGTACAATTCTCCTTAGCCATTCTTCTTTAATTTCACCACAATAATACCATGTTTCTCACCAGCCTCATCATACTCTTCATCTTCAAGAGTATAAAAATTAGTTATGTTAAAATCATTATCCTTCAGTAACCCAATAAACTCATCCACTGTTGTTGTTTCGTCCTTTTTACCATCAATATACTGAGTATTTGAATAAATATAAATCAAGGCCAATCCTTTTGATTTCAATACACGAGAAATCTCTGGTATACTTTTCTTCATATCAGTTGAATGTAATACACTTAATGAATATACAGCATCAAATGTGCCATCAGCAAAAGTCAATTCCTCCGCATTTCCTTCTTGAAAATCTACAGTTGCTCCAACTCGCTCTGCATTCTCTTTAGCCAACTTCACTGCTTCTGGAACAAGATCAATTCCAGTCACAGACAATTTAGCCATGGAAAACAAAATGGAATCCCGTCCATTACCACAACCAATTTCAAGCAAAGACGTTTTTCCTTCTTCTACCAATTCTTCTGCAAATTCCTGAGCAAATTGAGTCGGTTGCAAATCATCCATCCAATGTGCTCCTCCATCTTCATAAACCTTTTTCCAATCAGTATGACTTGCTTGCATCTGAGCATTTACAGGTTTCTTCTTTGGTATTGGTTTTCCTGCAGGTACTGGTTTAGGAATAATATCATCTATCTCCTTCATCAATGCTTTTTGTTCTTCTGATATTCCAGCACCAACCATCTCTGTAACCAATTCAATCTGTCCTGCTGACAATCCCAAACATAACTCAAAGAATGCTGCAGGTGGCATTATTGACTCAGCAAGAGGATTAGTTGTGTATTCTCTTATTGCATTAGCCCTTGCCTTGCCAATATCAACTCTTTCCTTTTCACTAACTGAGAATAAGTCTAACCACTTAACTCTATATTCATCCTTCTGTAATGAAGGTAATATCTTTAATTCAATCAACCTATCCACAAACGGTCTTATAATCTTTGGTTCTGCATGATCTTCCCTTCTTGCCTGTACGTAGGTTTTCCATTCTCCAGCATCTTGTGTACTTGCCAACTCTCCACGTTCACTACCAGACAATATCCTTTGTGGAATACCAGTCACGGCAGATATACAAGCTACCTGTACATCAAAATGTCCTTTTGGATCAGCTACCTGCTGGTCTAATGCTTTCAAATCAACTCCTTCATTAATCAATATCCTACGTAAGTTATGTTCATATTCATCAATCTGATCTTTCATATCATCCTTCATGGTTTGCGTCATTTGGTAATCCTTATCCACCATCCCTTGAAAACCAGGACGAGCACCTCTCCAAAACATTTCAGCATCACCACCTACCAACTTTTCCAAATCCATCAACCTATTAAACACTGCTTCAAGTCTTGGTGTTCCTATTATTTCAGATTCCAAATTATCATCAACGATATGAATTACTCTGGAATGATGCACCTTTACACTTGAACTTGATCCACTATTAGCATCAGCTACCTCCACTCCATAAATTAAAGGCATTCCATATCTTTCACTCTTTGGATCATCTTCAAAGGTATCAATCTTGGCACTTCCTTCACCAAAAGGTTTGACATAAAGAAGTTTTCTGGTTTCTCCATTAACCGGTCTTACAAAACCTTCTCTGTTCCCTACATCATCCAATCCTAATAACAACACACCATACCTGCCTATACCAGTCAAACGATCCACTCTGGATAAACGAGTTTTCAACTGAAGTTTCCAATCTAACTGTCTCCAAGCCTTTTCAAATGCTGTTTCTTTATCATCTTCAGTTTCTATCAATTCTAACTCACCTTGCCATGTGGCTTTCACTGGACGATCAATAATAGCCTTAGCCATATCCTGCCTGACATACCTGCTCGTGAAGTCTGTATAAACGAGTTTCGTTTTATATCCAAGAGCTTGATATAAATCCCTGTCACCACCATACTGCTCGCCTAATCTTGCAGCCAGATTAGCCCTTGCTACCAACTCACTGGCAAGAGCATGAAATTCACTACTGGTTAGAATCTTATTTGAATGTCTTGTACGTTCCATTATCTTGTCTATTTTAGCCTACTGGCATAATCTTTAATTTAAGTTAATATTTCAAATTCTGCATTATTTATTTGTCATTCTCTTTCAGAATATAGTATTATACTGGATTATTCATTTCTTCTATCATTTAGATAAACTCGTCTCCATATTCTTCCCAGAATGCTTTCATAGTCATTACTGTCATTCCTTTTGTTACTACGACATACTCAACTAATTCTCTCATGTATGTTTCATTATACCCATATCCAGCCAGAGTAGCATGACCCCATAATAGAATAGCAGCATTTGCTTCAATAGCAGCATCCACAAGATGCTTTGCCATTATTAAATGATCTTCACTCACTATATCAACATACACCCCTGGGAGATTCATTTTATTATCGTTCTTAAAAATGAACGCATAATCATTAAATCCACTTGGGCCACCCCTTGCCGTTTGCCTATAGTCAGCAACAATAGCCTGCGCCGCCTCGCTTGTGGTTGTTAATGGCCATGCATGATGTATAGGGGCAGGTAATCCTGCAGCAACAAAAGCAGCATTATTATCAGTCATTTGCTGCCTTAACTCTTCCTCGCTCATTAATTCTTCTCTGTCATGAGTAAATCCATGACATTGCATATCATAACCTGCATCAGATAATAATTTTATCTGCACCCAAGAAAGCCAACTACTACTTGTACCAATTCTGCCACCGGGGATGAATGATGTGAACTTTATTCCAAGGGAATCAAATAAAGGTTTTGCAAAAGTTAGATCTCCTGTTCTTACATCATCAAATGTAAATATTGCAATACTTTCTGAAAATTTATATGCATCACCAAACTCGTCTGAATTATAAGTGATTGTTAATGTTTTACCTGCTGATGCGAATGACGCCCTTAATCCTACTATATCAGCATTTTCAGACCATACTTCTTCCGTTATAACACCTGTCACGTCACCATTACCATCTCCTTCTGTATGAATTATTAAATTCATAGTCGGGGTGTGTGTAGAGAAAAAGGTATTTAACATTGAAAATAATTCATCCAGCGTGGCTGATGTTAAAGTGTTTTGGGACACATCTATCATTGCAAGCGTTGTTGTGAATACTGTATTTGCAAGGTCAATATCTGTGAAATAATTATTTTTTATAACATAATAACCTACTATTTTGGGTGCTATACCTGTAAACATATTAGAATAAAGAATAATTTCAGATACAACTTGATTAAAAGCATAAGAAGTCATATTAGCCTTTAATCTATTGCTACTTGTATACAATTTAAAATTTGGAAGGTAATAAAATGAAGGCAAATACCTAACTAAATAATAATGTTCCGGTGCTAAATATGTTGTATCACTCCAATCTAATTTACTTAATATTATAGTTCCAATTCCTAAGTAGGTATGGTTCGGTTTTGCTCCTTGATTATAAACTTTCCCTTCAATATTCTGTCTATATGTCCCTCCATAAAATCCCTCACCTTCGGTTACTGCCAAAGCAGTTCCAAACACTTCTAATGGGTTCCAAAAGAACAAGAGGAAGAAATCGGCAAGAATGGTATTTAAACCAGTAGGGCCAAATGTATTTACATAATATCCAGTTGTTTCATCATCTTCATAATCAGCACTAAGAAATTCCTCTAATACTGGTCTATAATGTTCTTCGTAATAAGCATCAGGTATATGGCTATTTTTTGCTTTATGGTCTGTAATGATTAAATCTACCCATACAACTTTCTTTTTATTCATTAGATTCAGCCCATTTGTATTAAGCCGATTGATATAAACCGAACCGCTTATACCATAATCAACTTCTATTACAGAAGATGGGTATAACGCATTTAATAAACTTATATTTCCATTTATTGTAGTCTTTAATTCTGCCCCTGTCATTTCATCTGTTATAGCAACACAGGTATCGTCAAGCAATGCAAAATTATCATTAACAGCAGAAATAAATTCTGCCGGGGTCATGCCACTTACTATGGTTGTTATTGCTGCCATTAAGCAAAAGGATAAGTATTTCCTGCACCTGAGTTAAATAGTTCTGCAACTTCCGCAGGACTTAATGCCTTGCTCCATAAACCAACTTCATCTATGATGCCATCCATATTAAACGTCCCTCCAAAAGAACCATTGTTATAATAAGCACCTATGCAGAAAGCAGAAATAGCTTCTGTAACTACACTAAATAAACCTTTTGAAACGCCATCAAAATATAGTTCAATTTTCCCAGATGCACCAATAACAGAAACTACAAAAACTATATGATGAAAACTATCCCAATCTGTCCATATTGCAGTCCATGAACATATAGCAGAACCTCCAGTATTTAATAATTGAAAAGTCCCTGCTTGATTAAAACAAATGCCACTATAAGCACCTCCCTGACCAAAGATAAATGAATTACCTCCAACTGAATCTCTGTTAGCCCACATTGAAACAGAAAATGCAGTTACTCCAGATATTACACCAATATTCACACGTCTTGCCGAAGCATCCCTCGTCCACTCATAAGCAGTACCAATTTTCCCTGCAACTCCCTGAGTTACTAAAGTAACAGTACCATCTTTAGAGCCATGAGAATCAATAGCAACACCAGAACTTTCATCAAGTTTCCAATAACCAACTAATTCTGTTAATAAGGTAGTAACAGATTCAGGAGTCCACACACTCTGACCTACTCCTCTATTCCCTTTTACATTCCCATATAATGAAAGCGTATTGTCCCACCAAACAGATAAATGAAAATCATTTCTCATTTTATTATTTGCCGATTGACCTGTATCAAGAATACCAATACCTATAATAGTATAAGGAGAAACATCTAAATAATAAACGATCACTCTCGGAAAATCATAGGCTATTAACCTATTACCATCGCAGGCAGTACTTACAGAGCCATCAGATTTATGAAAAACATAATCTGTATCAATAGTCTTATAAGCCGCAGTATCGGGAACGGCATAGATAGCATTTAGACCACTTCCTGTAATGGTTAGCGAATCGCCTTTTATTAATCCAACCATCGTACCCGAACCAGTAACCTTCCATAACTCATAGAAGTTGCTTTGTGCAGCCCAGTACGC